TGATGACTTGATGTCTTCAGACGTGAGTGGGTGGGACTGGAGTTTCAAACTTTGGCAATACCGATTCGACGTTGAGCGTCGTATTCGGCTTGCTAAGGCTGAAGGTACAGTTTGGGCTCGCATCCTTCATAACCACATGTTGTGTATGGCCATGGGGTTGCTTATCACAAGCGACGGAACCATGATAGCTCAGACTCAACCTGGAGTTATGAAGTCAGGGATGTACAACACTTCTTCGACGAATTCCAATTGTAGAGTAGCGTTGGCACGATTAGTTGGTGCCAAACGCGCCTTTGCAATGGGGGATGACTGCGTGGAGTCCTACGTGGAGGACGCTGAGGAGATATACCGTCTGTACGGTTTTCCGCTTAGCGAATACCAACACTGTGGAAAGCCGGGTCATCAAGTAGTCGAGTTTTGTAGTCACAAGTTTATTGTTGACCAGAATATCGCTGTGCCCACCAATGCTTTGAAAGGTGTTTACAACCTTTTGAATCAAAAGCCCTTAGATCGGGGGTTTGTCGTCGAGGCTTATACATACCTCAGACACTGGCCCGGTCTAGTCCAGCTCAAAGCGTTCATTAATGAGCGCACCGAGCTGGGCCTGCCTCCCTCTTCCCACTAAGTGGGGAGAGGGGTTTTCTGGCGCCTTCGGGCGCACGAAACAAAACAATCTGTACATAGTTGTAGCTTAATCATATAATTTCATAAAGTAAACAGTATAAAATTATAAAAGTAAACAAACTATTTAATTATCTTCTGTACAAATAATTTAGTTAAATATATTATTCTCAAAGCAAAGTTGAATAAAATAAGTAATAAATAATTGTATATCAACACAAATGGCGAACAAGAAGAAGTCCGGCAACAGAGCCCAGCAGAAGCAGGGACCAGTCGTTGACAACGGTAACCAAATGGCTAATAACCAATCGGCGAAGTTGATGCGACCGATTCCTAAATCTGTTGCGCATATGGCTAATGTGCATCAAATTTGCGGATTAGTCGATCCGTTCTGTGAACACGCCGTCGGAGCTAAATACCCCGACGACTCATCCGTTAGGACCTTGCCCTTTACCATTAGATTGGCTTCAACTATTGGTACTGATGCACAAGGCGAAGGCGGATGTGCAGTGTTCCCGATTCTCAGCTACAACCAGATCGTTGGTGTGTCTGGTGTAGTGGGAGACGTTATGACGCTGACGAACTTTCTTATACCTGGAATGGTTCCAGTTCTGACTGGAGTCGCCAAGTTTAGGATAGTTTCGATGGGGTTTAAAGTCTGGAGTGTTCTACCCAAACTGACTGCTCAAGGAACGTTGTCTATACGTTCAATTGGACAGGAGTATGGTGGAGGAGCAGGCGGACTGCAAACGTTTGCGGGTACTCAGTATACCGCATCCCAGTGTTATGACATTCCTCTTTGTGAGCTCGGGACGGGTGTTACCGTCTTGAACCCGAGGTCATCGCAGATGCCTCAGGCGTTTTACGCGCCTGATGAAGCAACGCCCACTTTTAACCCTAATGACTGGGTTGCTCCTGGCTTTCTCCCTGTATACTTATGTATTCAAGGAGGTCCAGCCAGTGCTACCGGAGCCATCAGAGTGGAATGCATTATGCATGTGGAGTATTTGTTCAACGAGGATGCTGCATTGCAACTCGCTGCTACTCCTGCTCCCCGCGCTAATCCGTTGGTGACAGCGGGTGCTAATCTACTAACCTCAACTGGGAATTCTATATTTCATAGAACTACCACGGCATTGTCCAAGTACG